GTGCTCTGCTAAGTAACACTTACTCATCTCACACTAACTCACACTTTTTTCAAATCATGAACTACACTCTTAAGCAACTTCAAGACAGAGTATCAAGTATGATCAAAGAACAGGGAGAAGATGCAGAATGTGCAGCATGGATTTATACGAAGGAAGATATTCATATGAAGGATGAAAATGGTGAGGTTGATTATGATATTGAGGTGAATGACCCTGCACTTGTTGCACGTATCTTTGATGATGTTGGGCAGATTGATTACATCTACACAATGATTCAAGACTGTGTGGATGAGGTTACAGAGGAGCAACTGATGTTACAACAGCAGGAAATGGTGTAGACTAAGTAACACTAACTGTAGTATCACTAAATGATACTCAGAGCGGCCGACCCTGTGCCAGTTGGTCAAAGTGGCACAAGGTTTCGTTTTGGACCTCAAAACCGTGTATTGTATAGAAGTGGAGGGGACAGCACCTCACCACACCTCTCAGACCTTTCTACCTGCCTCTCATGCGTAAAATCGAAACCCAGATGATCACAGCAGTTCAGAACGATCAACGTTGGTCATCTGCCAATACGACTGTTATCCCCGGTTGGGAGGGGACCTCTGACGTGTATCTCCATGGGCACAGAATCGCAACCGTTGGTGATACCTGGATTCAGATCTTCGATGGTGGTTATCAATCAAAGACCACAAAGTCACGTTTGAATGCATTACTTTCTGCCTTCGGAATGGACGGTGAGTATGTTTTTCAAAAGAACTTTCAGTGGTTCGTTAACTATCAAGGTTCTCCAATTCCTTTCTTTGACGGTATGCGTCTTGCATGATCAAAACTAAAAAAGAGTGGGCATCAATCTATGCCCGCTTTTACTCAATCATTCTCATTCTCATCATTCTCTAAATGCAAAATAAGCACATCGAACATCCCGAAGATTCCATTCTCACCGGAGATTTAAGTGCTCTTGATTGTCTACGTAACGAAGGTAATCTGTCAGTGAAGATGGACGGGGCACCTGCAATCGTATGGGGGACTAATCCTGCGACGGGTAATTTCTTCGTGGGTACAAAGTCCGTCTTTAACAAAGTAAAGATTAAAATCAACGAATCGCATCAGGACATTGATAGGAACCACACGGGCAATGTTGCAACAATCCTCCATAAGTGCCTTGACTATCTTCCACAAAACGGAGGTATCTTTCAGGGGGACTTTATTGGTTTCGGTGGAACTGATGAATACACACCGAACACAATCACCTATCAGTTCGATAACATTGTAGAAGAGGAGATTATCGTTGCTCCTCATACTTACTACACAGCAGAGAGTGATTTAAGGGATGCAATCGCACACCCGATGAACTTCACTATCACCGACACATTCTATTGTAAGTTCGTGAAACCCAGAGCAACGATTGCATCCGGTCGTTATGATGATGGTCTGAAGAGATTCCATGACTTAGACGATGTAATTTCTTTCGCAAGAGTAATGGCACAGAACGTTGAGTTTGTATCAGATAAGGATGCCAAACTGATTAAGCAGGAACTCAATTCCTGTATCCGTGAGAATCGTCCCGTGATTGCTTCGACCTTTATGAATGAGAATCTCATCAGTTTCTGGTTGTTAGTCAAGTCGATCAAAGAGGACGCTATCTATCTCTGCCGGAATAATGGTCCAAAGGCATACATCGGACAAACTCCAATCGGTGGTGAGGGTTATGTTTACTCTAATGAGTTCGGTACATTTAAGTTAGTGAATCGTGAGCAGTTCAGTTATGCCAACTTTAACAACAATAAGTTCCAAAGTGTAGACAAATAATCTTATAGGACTCATAGGCAATCCTTATCGTTTAGGGGATTGCCAAGGGGGTCCGATGCTGTAGAATATGAAAGAACAAAGGGACATCACTCATGGCATCCGTCACCGCAACTCAGACCCGTTCATTGCTGGACCCCGTGACCCGTCGCACCTACAGCATCAAAAAAGGGGACACCTACAAGACCACTTCAAAAGTCTATCAAATTTTTAATCGTCGTGACAACAGCATTTTCGTAAAGTCCCGCACCAATGCCGGTGGTCAGACTTGGACCTCTGCAGAGTTGGACCTGATCACCGATCTGTACCTCCAGCACGTTCGTCCTGCTGATACCTGTGATGACCGTGCCACCATCCTGAAAGAATTTCGACGGGTCTTCAGCACCCATAGCGATGATGCTGTTGAGCTGACCGTCCGTCGCATTATTCGTTTAGACACTGCTTACCCCTCTGAAGGAATGTTAGGTGCTCATGTCGGATACTGGCAAATCTTAGACAGCAAGTGTCCCGGTCGATTCGATCCCCCTGCCGTCTGATATCTCTTTACTTTAGCACCGTTCGTTCGTAAACAGCAGTGGGGGGTGATTGCCCCCCTTATGTTATGCGTTGCCGTGCCCCGTATATAAAAACCCCCTACTACTTTAAGCTATAAACGACCCAAAGTCCGTTCGTGATATCACTCTGATAAAAAAAAAGTTTTCATATATAAAAAACGGATAGAGGATTCAAAGGTATGCAAAAAAATTCCGCAGAAAATTTTACGACTGTAGAGATCGACCCAGTAAGTGGGGAATATGTTATTACGATACCCGAATGGATATGTGATGAGAAGGGGTGGTACGAGGGAACAGAAGTAAATATCGAGGTAGAGAATGATTGTCTTATTATCAAAGATGTGGAGTGATTGATGCACAAGAACGGAGTGATTGACAGAGTATAGATAGAGTGTTATGATAGTGACGAAGTTCATTTACAGTTATGGCTAAAGGATTTACAGTAAAAGCAAAGACACCCAAACCATCAGAGAGCACTGAAGAGTGGGACTATGCGAAGGCAAAGGAAATGGTAAAAGGCAAGTCCATTGTCTTTTGTTTACCAGGTAGAGGAGTTTCTTATACGTATCTCAAAAACTTTGTACAACTTTGTTTTGATTTAGTACAGGCCGGAGCAAGTATCCAGATTTCGCAAGATTATTCATCGATGGTGAATTTTGCAAGATGCAAATGTCTTGGTGCGAATGTATTACGAGGACCGGATCAAATTCCATGGGATGGTAAATTGAATTATGATTGGCAATTATGGATTGACAGTGACATTGTATTTTCATCTGAGAAGTTTTGGCAATTAGTTCTGATGGACCAGGACATTGCGAGTGGATGGTATATGACTGAGGATGGTAAGACCACTTCAGTTGCACATTGGTTAGATGAAGAAGATTTCCGCAAGGGTGGTGGAGTCATGAATCATGAGACAGGGGAGAGTATTTCGAAGCGTCGCAAACCATTTACTGTAGATTATGCAGGATTTGGATGGTTACTAATTAAGCACGGAGTGTTTGAGAATTCTGACATGAAGTATCCATGGTTTGCTCCGAAGATGCAAGTCTTTGAGAGTGGAGAGGTTCAGGATATGTGTGGAGAAGATGTAAGTTTCTGTCTCGATGCTATCGAAGCAGGATTTGAGATTTGGTGTGATCCACGTATCAGAGTTGGACACGAGAAGACAAGAGTGATCTGATGGTACTGACAGAATATACAATTCTCCATAAAGGGAAAGTATTGCACAAGAACTTAACGGAGGAGGAGTATTTTGATATGATGGAAAATCTTTCGGTAGAGTATTATCAGAAAGGTTTTCCAAGACCACAAGATTTAGAAACAAAGATTACAAAGTATTAGGAAGTTATTATGGCAGTTCGTTCAAAGGTTGGATTAAGTGGTGATGGTTTTATAGAGGGAAAACCGAAGAAGTCTCGTCAAGGGAACGGGAAGCACACGAAATATGCCGCGACTTCTCGTAACGGCAAACGTAAGATGTATCGTGGACAAGGACGAGGTTAATATATAATTGTAGTTTTATTGTCACTATATGGCATGTTTGATTGCAAATCTTCCATCACAGGAAGTATGGGTCCGTAAAGAATATCTAACGGACCATCAAAGTGGACATGGTGAATTTGTAAAGGGCGTTTGGGTATCGGTTAAATCGATTCCTGGACGTGCTTTTTATTTTGAGACCTATCTACCAGAATATGCGGCCATGTATGATAAATTGCCTATCAGTGCCTTTGTGGCAGACCCTGAGACACCAAGTCCGGACATGAACCTACCAAACCTACAGTTTTGGAATTGTATGGACTACGGAGTGGTCTCGGTGGATAAGAAATTTATTGGTTCAATGGACTTTGAATGTTATACAAGGGACTTTGGTAATGTAAAAGGTACATATGTCTGTACTATTGATAACTATCATCATGATCCGGACTATGTTGATTGGGCTACTAGTGAAAATCCAGCTGAACATAAGTCTCATAACCTGATTGAACTTGAGAATGGGCAGTATGCACTGTATCCAAACAATAGATTACGTATTTTTGACAATAGTTTAACTCCTGTTGAACCAAAAATGCCTGATTTTAAGGTTTCGACTCAATATTATCAAGTTGAAAATGGATTTGAACGACTTGGAATGGGACGTGAGGACGAATATTTCTGGAAGACTGCACAGGAACGTGAAAATTCATCCGAAGAGGGTGAAAAATAAATAAAATAGGGATAGAAACCCCTCAAAAAGTTCTATTCTAACAAAATAGGAGTAAAATGGGCAATTCACCAGTAGATAGAAACAAAAATTATATGCAAGAAGTGTGGGGAACAACAAGTTTGACCACAGATTACTGGTCATTACCCAAAAAAACGAATGATCCAGAAGAAAGAGTGCTTCAGGAGATTATGCACGATGATTTAAAGGAAGGACAAAGAAATCTTCAGGAATAGAGTATAAATAAAATTAAGAAAACTCTTTAACAATGGCAATTCAGAGGATATCACGGGCATTTAAGGACATTAGTTTATCTTTTGAGCCCCATCCTGTGACAAAAGACCTTCCAATTCTAAAAAATGAGAACGCAATTCGTCGTTCCGTAAGAAATATAGTAGAAACTATCCCAACAGAGAGATTTTTTAACTCTTTGTTGGGTTCTGATGTAAGAAGAAGTCTATTTGAGTTCGTTGATTTTGGTACTGCATCAGTCATTCAGGACCAAATTGAAATTGCGATTAATAATTTTGAAGATAGAGTCGAAAATTTGATCGTTCAAGTAGATCCAATAGCAGACGAAAACACATTTAATGTAACAGTCATATTTGATATTATTGGTCAAGAGTTTCCGACACAAGAATATTCATTCCTCTTAGAGGCAACCAGATAAAATGCCTTTTACAAAATATACAAATTTAGATTTTGATCAGATAAAAACTTCCATCAAAGATTATCTCCGTGCCAACTCTACATTCACGGACTTTGACTTTGAGGGATCAAACTTTTCAGTTTTAATTGATACGTTAGCATATAATACTTACATTACTGCATTCAATTCGAATATGGTTGTGAATGAATCCTTTTTGGATTCTGCAACTCTTCGAGAGAATGTAGTTTCTCTTGCTGGTAATATTGGATATGTACCTCGTTCTAGAACCGCATCTACGGCACAAATATCATTTAACGTAACAACTAGCACAGATACTCCTACACTCACCCTGAAGGCAGGTATAGTGTGTGTAGGGAGTGCTAATGACACTACATATACCTTTGCCATATCAGAAGACGTTACAGCAAACGTAGTGAATGGTACAGCTTCTTTCAGTAATCTTAATGTTTATCAGGGAATATTCCTAACCAAACAATTTCAATATGATGGTTCTTTGGATCAAAGATTTGTTCTGAATAATTCTTTTATTGATACATCGACACTTAAGGTATACATTAAAAAAACAGAACAATCCGGACTTGGTATTGAGTATTTCCTTTCAGAAAATATTTTTGATATAGATAAAAACTCTAAAATTTTCTTCATTAATGAAGTTCAGGATGAAAAATATGAATTGAGATTTGGTGATGGACTAATTGGTAAAAAACTTGGAGATGCAGTTGGTTCTGATGGGACAATAATTACTGCCAACTATATTATTACAGACGGAAGAGATGGAAATGGTGCTTCCAATTTTTCATTCTCTGGAACATTGGAAGATGCATCTAATAGTATTATTGATCCAGGAACTGTTACGATTACAACTAACCAATCGTCAATCAATGGTGGAGACATTGAACCTGTAGATTCGATTAAATATTATGCTCCAAGATTGTATTCGTCTCAATATAGAGCAGTTACATCAAGAGACTATGAAACCATCATTAAAAAAATATATCCAGATACAGAGTCCGTATCTGTAGTTGGTGGTGAGGAAATGGATCCTCCACAATTCGGTACAGTTCAGATCAGTATTAAACCAAAAAATGGATCATTTGTTTCAGATTTTAATAAAACACAAATTTTATCAAAATTAAAGCAATTTACAGTATCTGGAATCAATCAAAAGATAACTGATCTTAAAATTCTCTATGTCGAACTTAATAGTTCTGTTTATTATAATTATTCTCAAGTATCCAGTGCAGATACATTAAAAACTTCTGTTACAAATTCTCTTCAAAAATATTCAGAATCTTTAGATTTAAATAAATTTGGAGGTAGAGTTAGGTATAGTAAACTGCAACAAGTTATTGATAATACAGATACTGCAATTACATCAAATATTACAAGAATTATTATTCGTAGAGATTTAAAACCTGTACTCAATAAGTTTGCACAATATGAACTATGTTATGGAAATCAATTTCATGTAAATACTAAAGGATTTAATATAAAATCTACCGGATTTAAAATTTTGGGAGAAACTGATACGGTTTATTTTACAGATATTCCAAATGCAGATTTAAAAACGGGTATTTTATCGATTGTAAAGCAAGTATCTGATGAAACAAGAGTGATAGTAAAATCTGCAGGAACTGTGGATTATCTAAAAGGTGAAATAATTTTAGGAACTGTTAATATCACATCAACTTCATTGAGTAATGGATTGATTGAAATACAAGCATTTCCAGAATCTAATGATGTTGTTGGACTAAGAGATTTGTATATCTCATTAAACATTTCTAAAAGTACAATAAATATTGTCAGGGATGTAATTGCTTCTGGGGATGAAATATCTGGAACCAGATTTGTTTCTGACTTCTATACATCAAGTTATTCAAACGGAAATTTAGTAAGAAAGTAATATGATACAAACTGGATTTGAATCTAGAATTAAAGTACAAGATCTTATTGACCATCAACTTCCAGAGTTTATCTTGGAAGAAAGTCCAAACGCAGTAGAATTTTTAAAGCAATATTATATTTCTCAAGAATATCAAGGTGGTCCCATTGATATTAGTGATAATCTAGATCAATATTTAAAATTAGATAATTTAAAACCTGAAGTTATTGTAGATAGTACAACAACTAGTAATAGTGTATCATCTACTGATACTACTATTAGTGTTTCTAATACAAAAGGATTTCCTAATCAGTATGGACTTCTTAAAATTGATAATGAAGTCATTACATATACTGGAATTACTACGAATAGTTTTACTGGTTGTGTGCGCGGATTTAGTGGAGTAACCGATTACCATCAAGATTTGAATCGTGGAGAACTTGTTTTTTCCACATCAACAGCAGCAGAGCATTCTAACGATACATCTGTTCAGAATTTAAGTTCTTTATTTTTAAAAGATTTTTATAAAAAACTGAAGTATACTTTTACTCCAGGATTGGAAAATATTAAATTTTCAGATGAAATTGACGTTGGTAATTTTATCAAAAGAGCAAAAGATTTTTATGCTTCTAAAGGAACAGATGAAGCAATAAAAATACTTTTCAAAGTTATTTTTGGAGAAACTCCTTCAATTATAAATTTGGAAGATTATTTAATCAAACCTTCTTCCGCAAATTATGTAAGAAGAGAAGTTGCAATAGCAGAAGTAATATCAGGTGAACCCTCAAAAATTGTCGGACAAACTCTCATAAAGACTACTGATGAGAACACAACTGCTTCAATATCGGCAATAGAACCATTTTCGAGAAAGGGTAAAACATTTCATAAGATTGAATTTTACATTGGAAATACTGCTGATTCTTCTTCAGTTCAAGGAAATTTTGAGATAACACCAAATACAAAATTAATTGAAAGTGTATCAATAGGATCTTCCATTTTAACAGTGGATTCAACTCTAAGTTTTCCACAATCTGGAACATTAATTTCAGGATCTAATACTATTTCTTACACTGGAAAAAGTATTAATCAATTTTATGGATGTACTGGTATCAACGATATTATAACTACATCATCAAATATTAGATCTAAAGACACTTACTTTTCTTATGAAGATGGAGATACTTCTAAGAAAGTTGAATTAATATTGCTTGGAGTAATACAAGATTTAGTAGAAGAAAATGAAGACTTTAAAGTAGACGAAAATGATATAATTACAATTAAAAATCTTGGAGACAAGATTAAGAATAGTAATTTAAACTGGAAAGAGATTTTTGCAAATTCTTTCATATACAATACCAGCACAAGATATCAGATTGTAAATAATAGTACTAATGAGTTAGGGTCCACTATTGATAGATCCAGTTTAAAAATTGGAGATGAAGTTGAAATATTAGAAAGAGGTAGTGAAACTATAGTATTTTCTTCTAATACTCCATACATTCAAAATATTGATGTTTCAGAAAATTCTTTAACTTTAATAAACAAACCAACTTTAGATTCAAGTAAAGAATATGATGTAAGAAGAAAATTAAATAAAACAAAATCTTCAGGTTCAAATTTTGAAAGTAGTTCTGTATTATCAGACATTCTTAATGTATATGTTGATAAAGATGATTACGCATATGTAGCATCAAATTCACTACCTTCCGAAGAAAAAAATGGAATTGTAGATTATCGTCTTGATATTGAAACCGGTATTAAAAAAGTAAGTATTGCTAGCACTTTTAATATTCCAGAAATTTCAGGAGGTAACAATGTTTATAATATAATTCAATTCAATCCTTCCATCCCATTTTTAACAGGAGATAAAATATATTATCTTCCACAAGATGAACCTTTAGTTGGATTGCAAACTGGTAATTATTATGTAAAAGTAACATCTACAAATCAATTCAAATTATATACTACACCTTCTTTATTAGATTCGGACAGTAATGTATCATTTCAAATACCAAATTCTGGTATAGGAACTCATACTTTTACCTTAGATTCCCAAAGAAAAAATGATATAGGAATACAAAAACTTCTAAGAAAATTTCCATTAGAAAAAAATATTGAAAATGGTTCCGGAACCTTAACAACTCCAGGAACTACTGGAGTGTTAATTAATGGTGTCGAAATTAACAACTATAAATCTAAAGATGTAGTTTACTATGGTCCTATTGAGGATGTAGATATTCTCTCTGGTGGAGAAGATTTTGATATAATTAATCCACCATTAGTTGAAGTTTCTACCGGTGCTGGTATTACCGCAAAAATTCAACCTGTTATTAGTGGAGGTTTTGAAAAAGTATATGTAGATTCGCAAGATTATAATATTGAAGAGATAACTTCTATTAATATTTCAGGAGGAAATGGTAGTGGTGCTGTAATCGAACCTGTAATAATTGAAAAACCTAGAGAAGTTTTATTTGATGCAGATGAATTTTCTAGTGGTGGTGGAGTTAGTGAAACAACTAATCAAATTATATTTTTAACAGATCATAACTTTGTTAATGGGCAAGAAGTAATTTATAATCCTCTAGGAAATAATCCAATAGCAATTGGAACCGCAGGAACTAATTTCAGTCTACCTACCAATTCAGTATATTTTGTTGGTGTTACTAATAACAAAGCAATAAAATTATATAATAATTTAAGTGATCAACAATCAGATACAAATGTTGTAGGAATCTATACAGGTTCTGTTGGATCACATAAATTCTCAACACTTTCGTCTTCAAAACAAGTTTCTTATATAAAAGTAATTAACAAAGGTGAAGGATATACAAATAGAAAATTAATTGTAAATTCTACTGGAATATCTACGACACAAAACTCTATTAACTTCAAGAATCATGGATTTAATAGTGGCGAAATTGTAGAATATGCAGGATCTGTTTCAGGAACCTCATCTTTTAAAAAAGGTGGTATTGCTGGAAAATTCTTTAATGGAAATTGGAGAACGGTAATAGCTACTGGTAATATAGGATCAATACCTCTTACTACGGCAAATGATAGTAGTAATGTAACAGGAACATCTGGATTACCAGATCCAAGTTATAGGTTTGGAGTGAATTTCTGGAGTAGTGTTAATTTTGGTAATAGTATAGGAAATAATTATGGATGGATTGGAGTAGGATATTTTAGACCAAGAGTATCTGGAACATATAAATTCTACACCCGTTCAGATGATGGAAGTGGTATTTGGATAGGTAATCTTGCACTTGAGGGTCAAACAAGAACAAAGGCTAATGCTACATTAGATAATGGGATGGGTTCTGGTCAATCAGCAACAGAAAGATCAGCAACTATAGACTTAATTGCTGGTGTTTATTATCCGTTTAGAGTGGTAATGGAAGAAACTACTGGTGGTGATTCTTTTAGAATTAGTTATGAAGGTCCCGGTATAACAAAAACAACTGATTTATCGGAAGATTTTTATGCATCTGCTACAGCAGATGGTACTATTACTGGAGACTTTGCTGGACCGATTCCAATAGCAGGCGTAGAAACTACAAATCAATATTATGTTTTGAAACTTGATAATGATAAATTTAGAATATGTGATGCTGGTATTGGAGGAACTATCACCTCTAATTTTGAAAGACAAGATTATGTTAAATTTGTATCAACTGGATCACAAAATCAAGTATTCAAATATTCTGATATTTCTGTTTCAATTAAATACAATACTGTAGGATTTGGCACTACTACTCAACAGAATAATGATTTAGTAGTAACTCCAGTAGTAAAAGGAAGTATTATTGATGCCTATGTTTACGAATCAGGAACTGGTTATGGATCTACAATTTTAAATTTAGAGAAAAAACCAATAATCTCTATAAAGAATGGTAAATCTGCTCAATTAACACCATCTATCGTTGATGGAAAAATAATTAATGTTTTTACAAGTTATGTTGGAAGTGAATATTATTCTGTTCCAGAATTAATTGTTTCTGGTTCCGGAACCGGTGCAGAATTGCGAGCAATAATTAATAATGGGGAAATATCAGAAGTTAAGGTGCTGAATACTGGTATTGGGTATTCAGCATCAAATACAAAGATTGAAGTTGTTTCATCAGGAAAAAATTCCTTTATTGATCCACAAATAAGAAAATTAACTTTAAATAATAATATTGCAAGATTCACTACTGGAGAAGTTTTATTGGAAGGTGAAGATAAACTTCAATATTCAGTATCAAAATATTTTGAAAATTTAAGAAATTCTTTTAAAGAAAGTTCCGTTGGATCTGCAAATACAAGTATTTCACATATAATTGGATGGGCTTATGATGGAAATCCAGTATATGGGCCATATGGATATTCAGATCCTAATGCATCTTCTGGAACGAGATTATTAGAATCTGGATATATTTTAAACACATCTAATGTTGAAGATAGACCATCTGGATTTAATGCTGGTTTTTTTGTCGAAGACTATCAATTTAATGGTGTTGGAGACTTAGATGAATATAATGGTAGATATGAAAAAAATGTAGAGTATCCGAATGGTGTTTATGCATACCATGCTACAATAGACCAATTTCCATATTTTATAGGTAATAAGTATAAATCAAAATTAATTTCCAATTCTGATTTGGATCAATCATTTGATTTCAATAATTCAAATTTATTGAGAAACACATTACCATATAAAGTATCAGAACTAAATGCTGATTATGATTTTATTAATGAAACTAGTGATGTTTTAGATCAAAAAATAGAAGTAGTATCTGTAACATCAGACTCTGTAAAATCTATAGAGATTGAAAATTCTGGCAGTAATTACAAAGTTGGAGATAAATTAATATTTGATGATACTGATACTTCAGGAAGTGGTTTAGATGTTAATATTGCTTCCATTAAAGGAAAGAGTATTGTAGAATTAAATACAAATTCAACTGAATATTTAAATTCTATTTTTACATGGGAATCTACAAGTAGAGTAAAAGTATCAATATTACCCAATCATGATCTTTTAAATCTAGATTATGTAACTATATCTGGATTTTCTACAAATCTATCGACACTTAATGGAACACATCAAATTACAGTTCCTTCTTATGCAAATGGAAGATGTCTTTCTACTATAACATCTGCAGGAATTGCAACAGAAACAACAGAAATTTACGTTTCTCCAATTCCAGAACAAGTATCTGTTGGTAGTAGTATTAGTATTGGAACAGAAACTTTAAAAGTTCTTGAAGTATTTAAAAATCAAAATATTCTCAGAGTTGAAAGAGGATTGGTGGGTGTATCACATACTGTTGGAACGGCAGTAACTTTCTCTCCAGATTCTTTTACAATTTCTAAATCTGTAGATAAATTTGATTCTAAAGTAAATGATAAAGTATTTTTCAATCCTAGAGAGTCTGTTGGTGTTGGAACAATAAGTGGTGTTGGATATAGCACATCATTTACATTCGGAGGAATTTCAACTGTAACTAGAAGTATTCCTACAAAAGGAATTTACATTGAAAGTCATCCCTTTGTAACAAATCAACCAGTTGTTTATACTTCTAATGGAACAACTATAACTGTTTCTGCCGATGGAACATCTACCCCAACAAATTTACCTAACAATGTTTTTATTGTTAAGAAAGGTCCAAGTATTATTGGATTGAAGACTGCAATTATAGGTGAAGAGTTATTCTTCCATACTAATGGAGTAGATAATGATCAGTATTCATTCGAATCTAATTATACTCAAATATTGGGAGATGTAGATAAGAATGTAGTGACTGTTTCAGTATCAACATCTCATGAACTTCAAAATGGAGATACGGTAACATTAGATGTTCAACCCAATCTTTCAGTAGGTATTGGAACCTCAACAGATGTTCGTGTTCTCTATAAATCAGAAATTGATAATATTGTAATCAATCCAATTGGATTTAATTCTACAGGAATTAATACAGTAACTAATGAAATCACAATTACAGATCATGAGTTAGTAACTGGTGATAAAGTTCTTTATGAAGATAGTGGACATAACGAATATTTTGTTTATAAAGTTAATAGAAATAAAATTAATCTCTGCGAAACTTTAATAGATTCTCAACAAAATCCACCAACAGTTGTAGGTTTTGCTTCTACGGGTGGTTCTTCACAAACAATATCATTAATTAATCCACAATTACAACCGGTCAAAAATAACAATTTAGTATTTGACCTTTCAGATTCTTCACTCGTAAATTATAGTTTGAGATTGTATCAGGACAAAGAGTTCAATAATGAATTTGTTTCTACTGGTTCCACAAATACTTTCAGTATATCTGGAGTGGGAACTGTTGGAGTAACATCTACAGCAACTCTTACATTAGATTATACCTCACAAATTGAAGAATTATTCTATACTTTAGAAAAAGATGGAGTATTAATTAAATCTGATACTGATGTTAGTAACTATTCGAGTATTAAGTATGTTAATAGTGACTATAATAACTCATACACTATTAGTGGTGTTGGCGAAACAACATTCAATGTAAATATTGAGAAAAAACCAGAAAAACTTTCTTATGGTTCAACAGAATGTGACATATTAGATTATTCAACATTATCAACTTCAGCATCTGGTCCAGTTAAGTCCTTAAGTATTATATCATCAGGAACTGGATATAAAAAATTACCATCTTTGAAATCTACAAATTCTGTTTCTGGAGTAGATTTAATCGTAAATGCAAAATCTATAGATGTAGGTTCTATAAAAGAAAGTAGAGTCATCAATAATAGATTTACCTATTCTTCTGATAAAACTTTAAGACCTAAGGTCAATGCATCTCCAAATATCGTAACAAAAGATTCGAATACATTAAGTCAGATATCAATAGTTAGTGGAGGTGAAGGTTATGCATCTGCGCCATTTATTACTCTCATCAATCCCACAACAAGAAATGTAATAAATTCTGGATTAATTGAACCAAAAATAACAGGATCTGCAATTTCTTCTTTAGATATTAAAATACAACCAAAAGGTTTACCTGATGAAACTGTAGAAGTTTTTGCAACAAATAATAACAATGGCGTTGCGATTGAAAAGGTGGAATCATCAAATACCGGTATTTTCACATGTACAATATCAACTCCTGGTATTGGAAATACTTTTAATACCCCTCCATTTGCTGTTGGAGATGAAGTATTCATTGAAGGTATTATAAAATACAGTTCTGATGGAGATGGATTCAATTCTTCTGATTATGGATACAAATTCTTTAAGGTAAGGGAGTATAGAACTGCGGGAATTAATGATACAGTCTCCATTGGTGTATCTGAATTCACTACAAATACTGGAATTGCAAAAACAATTCAAGATTTTAGTGGAGTTATAATCAATAAAAATGATTACCCTACTTTTAAGGTAGTTCAAGAACCATCCAAATTTTTTATTGGAGAAACTTTATCTTCAAATCAGATAATAAAAGATTTGGAAGTTACAGAAAGTGATGGAGATTCTTTAAAAGTTTCTGGATCATATGAGTTGTCAATAGGTGAAGTTGTTACTGGAAATGAATCTGGCACTGTCGCAACAATTAAGTCTTTAAATTTAAATGAAGGAACATTTGGTGTTGGATACTCTAATATAGAGGATATTGGTTGGGATACTGAAACTGGAAAATTAAGTGAAGATTTTCAGGTCACTCCAGACAATAACTATTATCAAAATCTATCATATTCCGTAAAGAGTTCAATAACATATAGAGATCAACAATCTCCAGTAGAAAGTTTAGTTCATACAAGTGGACTAAAGAATTTTGCAGATACTGGAATATCTTCAAACACTAATGCAGGTTTAACAACTACTAATGATGGAATTACTATAATTTATGATGTAATTGATGAGAAAAGAGTAGACACTATTAATAATTTTGATAATGTTATTGATATCGATGTTGTAGATTCAAAATCAAAATTTTTAAAATTAAAAACTAAAAAACTCACCAATTATACAGAATTAAAAAATATTAATGTATTAACAATTGATGATATTCAAAATCAATTCTCAAACTCAGAATCCGAATCTACAGAATTTTTATTAGTAGACGAACTTGATAGTAGAACATATTTTAATTACTTATTAAGAGTGTCTAGTGAAGATGATACTGAACTTCAGTTAACAGATATTACTATTTTAAAAAATGAATTAGAATCAGTCATTATTGAAAATGAGTCTATATCTGGACAGGAATTTAATTATGGTATTTTTGACTTATTTACAGACGAAACTGAAAAAACTTTCTTACGATTCGTTCCTAATGATGCATTGAATACAAATTATAATCTAAAAGTAATTAAGCAAATATTTAATACAGATATATCGGGAGTTGGAACACAGTCTATAGGTTTTGTCAATTTGACAGGTTCTGTAGACATAGAAAATACTAGTGTGGGAATTGGAACTACAACAATTATTTCTTTAAATTCTAATAATTTTGAATCTCTTTATGTTAATGCACAGGTAACTAATACAGTTACTAATGATATGAATTATGTGAGATTTTATGTTTCTATTGAAGGAACAAATACTTTCATGTCAGAATATTATAGTGATAGCAATGTTTTGAGTTCTTCAACAGGAAATCAAATAGGAACTTTTTATTCTAATGTAGACAGTGGAATTTTATCTATAACACATGAAAATACTTCTTCTGATCAACTCAATATAAAAACTAATATTGTTGGATTTGGAACAACATCTACTGGAATTGGTACATATAGATTTAAATCTTCAGATCAATTTGATGGGCAAGAAAGAAGTATAATATATGATTCAAGATATTATTCTACGGTGGGTGCTTCTTCCACAACAGTTCAAACTTTAGATAAAACTTTATTTAATGCATCCAAATCATTAATTCAAGTAAGTATAGGTTCTACAAAAGCACTTCATCAAGTTATGATGGTCTCCGATCAGACTGATGTTTATACTCAACAATTGCCTTTCCTTTCAGCGTCTAATAATGATGTTTTAGATGATGCTGCTGGTATTGGAACATTTGGAGGAGAAATATCTGGAAGCAATTTAATGCTTAAATTCTTCCCAGATGCAAATCAAACAGGTCAAATTGATATTGAAGTATTCAGCAAATCATTCTATTCTGAAGTAGACATTGTTAATGAACCTTTAGATTTATCTTATGGTACTGTAACTGAAAGTATTGATGAAAAATTCTATAATGCTATTAATCTTAGTAGAATTAATAAAGATAGTTTCGAATTAACTGATAATGGTATTCCAATTTTCTCCAAAAAATTTAATCCAAATTCATCTGCACTGGATGCATCTACTGGAACTTTTACAATCCAGAATCACTTTTTTGTTACTGGAGAAGAATTAATATATACTCCAAACTCTACAATCGTTGGTGTTGGAACTAGTGCAGTGGTTACTCCTGGTGGAGAACTTCCATCTACAGTTTATGCTATCAAATTAACTGAAAATACTTTTAAAGTAGCAATAACAACTACAGCAGCAGCTGCTGGAATTGGAACAACATTTACTTCCCTTGGAGAAGGAAATGCTCATAGATTCACTATGAAAGAAAGAAACACTAAGTGTATCTTAACTATTGATGAATTGGTCCAATATCCAATAGCACCCACTAAGATTACACATACTTTGAGTGGAAATGTTGGTGGTTCTCTAAACAATAGTACAAGTATTGTATCACTAAGTGGTATTTCAACAATAAATCTAAGAGATATATTAAAAGTTGATGATGAATACATGGGTGTCACTAATGTTGGATTAGGAACAACTAATGTAGGACCGATTACAAATGAAGGGAGTATAAATTTAGTTGAGGTCAAGAGAGGATTTGTAGGTTCTTCTGCATCAACTCATACAGATTCTACCTTAGTAAGAATCTATAAAGGATCGTTTAATATTGAAGATAGTGAAATTTATTTCACAGAAGCACCAAAAGGTAATTCACAAATCGCAAAAACAAAAAATAATTTAGATTTTAAAACCTCATCATTTACTGGTAGAGTATTTTTCAAATCTAATTATGATAATAACAAAGTTTATGATGATTTATCTGACGAATTTACTGGAATTGGAAGAACATTTACACTAAAAGTTGGGGGTGCAAATACTGCAGGAATTGGAACAGAAGGTGCAAGTGGTCTAATTTTTATTAATAACATTTATCAATCACCCAAAACTGACAATAATCCAACAAGATTTAATTATCAAATTTTAGAGGACTCTAGTGCAGGAATATCAACTGTAGAATTTTCTGGAATTACTAGACCAGAAACAGATCCTCTTGAATATTTTGTTTCTGATTATGATATTAATGCAAATGAAGTTCCTAGGGGTGGAATTATAGTTTCATATGGATCTACACCTGGACTTGGGTTTGCACCACTTGTAGGTGCTTCTGTGACTGCTGTTGTTGGTGCTGGAGGTTCTATTGTATCTGTTGGACTAGGAACGACAGGACATGGTTCTGGATATAATGGTTTAGTTTCTATCGGAATATCTGTATATGAAAGTGGACATTCTGGTGCTGCAGCAACAATTACGGCAAATATTGGTGTTGGAGGAACTTTATCATTCAATGTTGTTGGTGGAGGAACTGGATATAGTAATCCAGAAATATTTGTTTCAGACCCATCATATAAAAATCTACCAGTGGTCGGTGTTTCTAGATTGGGAATTGGAGCAACAACTGATACGGGAAATGGTTTATTAGTAGATCTAAAAGTTGGCGGATCTACAGGAATAGGATCTACTTTATTCGAAGTAACTGAAGTTAAATTTTCAAGACCTGGATATAGTTTCAGAATAGGTGATGTATTCAAACCAGTTGGATTAGTCACTGATGGTTCTTTATCTTCTCCAATATCAGATTTTGAGATTACAGTGGTTGATACTTACTCTGATAATTTTGCTGCTTGGGAATTTGGTGAACTTGATTATATTGATTCTATACAAAACCTGCAAGATGGATCAAGAGTTAGATTCCCACTCAATTACAATTCAGAACTTTTAAGTTTTGAACCTAAAGAAAATTCTCCTATTGAAAAAAATATTAATAATATTCTTATAATTTTTGTTAATGGTATATTACAAAAACCTGTGGAAAATTACATTTTTGAAGGCGGAACATCATTTGCATTTACAAGAGCACCGTCACCAGAAGAAGAAATTGAAATTTACTTCTATAGAGGTGTTGATGGGACTGATACTATACTTGTAGATAATATCATACCAACTATAGAAACTGGTGATGTTGTTCAAGTAATAAGTAACAATATCTATCCAAATACAATAACACAAGATGAAAGAACAGTTTATAACATAACTACTTCTGATAAATTGGAAACTAATCGATATGCTGGATTAGGAGTTGATGAATCTAATTACAAACCTCTTTCTTGGACTAAGCAAAAAACAGATAAGAAAATTAATGGACAATATGTTTATAAATCAAGAGATGTACTAGAACCTTTAATCTTCCCGACTGCAAGAATTATTAAAGATGTATCCACAACAGATACTAAAATATTTGTCGATAATGTAGAATTATTTAATTATGAAACTGATAATGGATATACCGATTCTTCTACTCCATTAGATGCGGTAATTATCAATGGAATTTCTACAGTATCTTCAGGATCGATTGAAAAAATCACAGGATTCAATATTATTAAAGGTTTCTCTGGTATTGTAACTGGTATTACGACAACAACTGGAGTTGGTGTTCCTTTAGCACTTCAATTTACATTGATTGACAGTAATAACTTCACTGGATTATCAACCGGTTATCCAATTTATATCTATGATACTCAAATTGGTAGTGGAGTTACCTCAATTGATGATTCAAATTCTGCAGTTGTTGGAATTGGAACTACTTTCTTGGACAATGTTTATTATGTTTCTTCTTGGTCCAATAATACAGGTGCTGGAACTACAATTGGAATTATTACATGTAATGTAGATTCAAATTCTAATATAGTTGGTCTTGGAACTACTGGAAGTGCATTAAATCCCGTTGGGAAATACTCATGGGGATTATTGGAAGGAGGAACAAGATCTACAAATCCAATATCAATCGGAGTTACTGGAAATACCGTATCTGGATTGACAACATATCCAACAATCCAAAGAAGAGGTATTGGTATTAGAAAAACTGGGGCATTACCCAAAAGAGAAGTATAATTGAAAACTAAAATTGTCTTATAAATATATAAAAAACAATTAATATGTCCGCATTCGTAACAGATCAATTTAGAATATTGAATGCTGGTTCTTTTGTAGAGTCTATCAGTAATAATTCTTATTATGCTTTCTTAGGTTTATCAAATCCAACTCCAGGATCAGTTGGATTTGGTAGAACTGATAATTGGGATACAAGTACAACTAATAATCCTGTAGATAATTTGCAATATTTGTCTCATTATAGAGATACTAGTTTATTTGGTAAAAAGATTACTGCAGAAAATGCTAGAAGAGTCATAAGAAAGGTTGAATGGGTCGTAAATACTCCTTATGACATGTATAGGCATGATTATCGTCAAGGAAATGAAGCACCTGTATCCAAAACGGTAAGATTATATGATACAAATTATTATATTATTACAAGTGAATTTAAAGTTTATATTTGTATAGACAATGGTTCTTCTGGATCCAATCCTACTGTTACAGGATCGACAATAGAACCAACACATACAGATGTAGAACCATCTGTTGCAGGGTCTGATGGATATAGATGGAAATATCTATTCACTATTCTTCCATCAGATGTAATCAAATTTGATTCTACAGAGTATATTACAGTTCCTAACGATTGGTTAACTACAACAGATTCTGATATTCAAACTATTAGGGAAGGAGGAAACTCTGGTACTAATGACAATCAAATAAAGGCAATATATATCGAAGATGGTGGATCAGGTTACACTACAGGTACGACCGCAGATATTTTAGGAGATGGGACAGGAGGTAAAGTTTCAATTGCGGCAGATAGTGCAGGTACAATAACCGATATTACGGTGACAAATGGTGGAAAAGGATATACTTATGGAATTCTCAACCTACCCAAATCTTCCCCCACTGATACTGCAAAATTAATACCCATAATTCCTCCATCAAAAGGCCATGGTTATAACATTTATGAGGAGTTGGGAACAGATAAAGTATTAATGTATGCAAGATTCGATGATTCAACTAAAGATTTTCCAATAGACACTAAATTTGCTCAAGTTGGTATTATAAAAAATCCCGAAACATTTTCTGGAGCAGGAGTAACTTTTACTGGAAATACATTCTCATCTCTTTCTGGTATCGGACTATCAGAGTCTAGAAATGTAACTATTGGTGAACAAATAACTCAAAATGTATCTGGAGCAAAAGGATATGTAGCATCATTTGATAAAGATACTAAAGTTTTGAAGTATTATCAAGACAGATCATTATGTTTTGGAAATAACGTAGACCAAACACTTAGTAACAGTACAACGGATGTAATAGCATTCGATTCTACTAATGATATCACATTTAATACTAGTGGAGGTTCTGCAAGTATTGCAAATCTAAACGGTAGTGTTGTAGTTGTTAATAATAAACAAATAAACTTAGGTGTTACTTTTACAAATGGTCTTGCAAATCCGGAGATAAATAAAAAGACGGGGAATATAATTTATATTGACAACCGACCCGAAGTTCAGAGAGACTCTAGACAAAAAGAAGACATCAAAATTATTCTGGAATTCTAAAAAAAGATGGCACAAAAAACAGACTTAAATATAAGCCCATATTATGATGATTTTGATGGAGATAAAAACTTTTATAAAGTTTTATTTAAACCAGGATATCCAGTTCAGGCTAGAGAATTAACAACTCTCCAGTCCATCTTACAAAATCAAGTAGAGTCTTTTGGTGGAAATATTTTCAAAGAAGGATCTATGGTTCTTCCAGGATCTGTAACTTTTGATAATCAATTTTCTGCAGTAAAATTAAATGAGATCAATTTAGGTATAGATGTCTCTGTTTATATTAAAAATTTTATTGGGAAAAAAATAACGGGACAACTTTCGGGAGTAACAGCATCTATTCAAGAAGTTGCACTCACATCTGATAATGACCTAGTAACTGATATTACAATTTATGTAAAATATGGTGAATCCGGAGACGATGCAGAAGTAGATACTTTCCAAGATGGGGAGCAATTATTTGCAAGTGAAAATGTTACATATGGAAATACTACAATTACAGCAGGTACTGCATTTGCATCATTAATATCAGAAGATGCAATATCTACTGGTTCAGCAGCATTTATCGATAATGGTGTTTACTTTATTAGAGGAACATTTGTAGAAGTTTCTAAGCAAACACTTATATTAGACTATTATACTAATACTCCTTCATATAGAGTAGGACTAAAAATATCAGAAACTATTGTTAATGCAAAAGATGATTCATCCTTGTATGATAATGCAAGTGGTTTCACTAATTTTGCAGCACCAGGAGCAGACAGATTAAAGATAGCATTAACACTTACAAAGAAAGAAATATCTAATAATACAGATACTGATTTTGTAGAGATATTGAGATTAGATGAAGGAAAAATTAAAAAAATTGATAATAAACCGCAATATAATTTAATAAGAGATTATATTGCGGAAAGAACATTTGATGAATCTGGTCATTATGCTGTAGATGAGTTTGATATTAAAGCACTCAATTCATTAAATGATCAAATTGATAATGATGGACTATATTTAGAAGGTGAAACTACAGAACAAGGAAATACTCCATCAGACGGATTAATGTGCCTACAAGTAAGTTCTGGAAGAGCATATGTTGATGGGTATGATGTTACTTTACCTGCAGAAACTGCTGTAGACGTAGAAAAACCAAGAGATACTGAAACTGTTAATAGTGCAAATATTCCATTTGAGATGGGACATTTGTTAAGGGTTAATAATGTTAGTGGTGCTCCAAAAGAAAATGACACTGTTGAATTAAAAAATAGACTTAATGGAGGTAGTGTAATTGGTGTTGCGAGAGTATATACATTTAATTTGACTGATGCTGCATATTCTGGTGCAGCAACTCAGTGGGATTTATATCTTTATGATATTCAAACTTATACAAATGTAACTTTTAATAGAAGTGTAACGGCAACGGAGATTCCAACTTCCTCCTTTATAAAGGGAAAAAGTAGTGGTGCAAGTGGATTTGTTGTTCTTGGTGCTTCTGCATCATCATTAAATCTGAGTCAAACTTCAGGGACTTTTGTAACCGGTGAAAAACTAATTGTCAATGGAATTGAAACGGCACTAACAATTGCAAGTTTTATACAAAATACAACTGACCAAATCAAAGCTGCTACAAAATCGGGTGTATCAGGGTTTCCAAATTTCTTTGCAGATGCAGTTCTAAGTCCTAAAAAGTTCTCCAATGGAATTACAGAAGTTAATATTGCTGGAGGTTCAGTAACAAGTCCAGGAAAATTATTTTCTGGAGTCAAAGTGAATGATGTAATTAGTGTTGCACAATCAAGTATTTTAAAATATAATAGAATTACAGCCGTTTCTTCAGACTTATCAACATTAACTCTTGGAACTATTAATGATGTTAGTGGAGTTTTTGATGGTAATCCAGTAATTACTGATGGAGATTATACGGCAAATCTAAGAGTACCAAAAATAAGAAATAGTGAAAATGGATATCTTTATGCAAATCTTCCAGAATCTAATATTTCTTCAGTTGATCTTTCTAATTCACAGTTAGCAATATCAAATCAAATAACTGGAGAAGCAACTGATGGTAATGGAGATTTGATATTTGGTCTACCAACTGGTATTACAAGTGCATTTTACGAATCATTTGATCAGGAAAGATATTCCATTCATTATACTGGGGGTGGAATTGGAACAGTAACTTCTGATGCGTTTACTCTTACTGGAGGGGGAACTGGAGTTGAAATTGTAGGATTGAATACGAGTCAATCAAATATAGTTGTAAATGCAACTCTCAAAAAGAATGGAATTCAAAGTAAAATCAAAAAATTTACTAGAAGTGCAGTAAAAGTAGTTGATCTTTCAAAATTAGCACAATCTGGGTCTGCATCTAGCATATCAATCAATGATGGACTAACATATAATCAATATTATGGACTTAGAGTTCAAGACGATCAAATTTCATTAAATGTTCCTGATGTTGCAAAAGTTCTTGTAGTATACGAATCAACGAATACTGCAAATCCTATATTAGATGCAATTGAGTTTTCTTCAATATCCAATGTTGCAACAGATGCAATTATTGGTGAAAATATCATTGGTTCTGAGAGTGGAACAGTTGCAAGAGTTGTAACAAATAATAGTTCCACACCATCATCAGGTGATGCAAATAAACTAGGTGTAGTCTATCTAAACCAGAATACTTTTATTGCCGGAGAAACCGTAACATTCGAAGAATCTAATATTATTTCTACCATCCAGTCTATTACATTAGGGGAATATAATAATGTAACAGACAATTTTGTTCTTGATGGTGGACAAAAAAATGAATATTATGATTATTCTAGATTGATTAGAACAACAGATTCAGAACCATCTAAAAGATTATTGGTTATTTTTGATCATTATATAGTTCCCGCGTCAGATACTGGAGATGTATTTACTGTTTTAAGTTATGATTCTGATAGATTTTTAAATGATATTCCCACAATTGGACCTAATAATGTTAGAGCTTCTGACACATTAGATTTTAGACCAAGAGTTGCTGATTATTCTTCAACAACTGCTTCACCATTTGATTTTGGGTCAAGAACATTTACTACAAACTATAACTTAAAACCAGGAGAAAGTTCATTACTTGGATTTGATTTTTATCTTCCTAGAATTGATAAATTATATCTTGATA